AGATGACAAAACCAAACCTAAAAGTACTAAGGAGTTAGTAAAATATATGCAAGATATTATTGAATATAATTCTACTCCAAAATACTCTAGTGATCAGATAAAAGAGTTAGATGAGTTTGTATCTAATGGAGGAGATGTTAAAGATTTCTTTGATAAAGTATATTCTTCTGATATAGATATAGATAAATTAGATGTTGAAAATGAAACTGATCAAAAATTAATAGTAGAACAAAATCTCCTTAATAGAGGATACTCAAAAGATCGTATTAAGAAATTAATTTCAAGATACGAAGAAGCAGGATCTCTAGAGGAAGAAGCAACTGATTCTCTAGCTGAAGTAAAAGAATATGTAGAAAAAAATAAGAAACAGCTATTAGAAGATCAGAAAAAACAATCTGAAGCTCAAAAAAGAGACCAACTTAAGTTCGTACAAGACGTAGAGAAACTTATAAAGGATACCTCTAGCATCATGGGTTATAAACTTAATGATAAAGATAAACAGGAGCTATTAGAGGGAATATTTAGACCAGGTAAAGATGGTTTAACTAATTATCAAAGAGAGTATAATAAAGATATGAAAAATCTTGTTAATTCTGCTTTCTTTACTTTAAAAGGTGATGCCCTTGTAAAAAGCATTAAAAAAGAGGCTACTACAAATGCCGTGAACAATTTGAAACAAAAGATACGATCAAAGGGAAAGAGTACAAAGAATACTGAATCCGAAATAGACGATAGTGGAAACACTAAAATTAGTTCTTTATGGGAAATTGCTAGTAGAGACTTAATTAAAAAGTAATAATTTAATTTAAATTAACAACACATGGATGGTGTATTAAATAATCTTCAACTATATAAATCTAAATGGTTTTCAGATTTAGTAGATCAAGATATGCTTTCAAATGCATTAATGACCAAACCATACGAAGTATCTACAATTCTGTCATACATCTTCGGACGGTATGAAAATAGTACTATCGACTTCTTAACAAGCGGTCTTGGTAAAACTATTGTAACAGAAAATAGACAGTTTGAATGGCCGGTTATGATAGAAGCCGATAAGGCAATTATAATTAAACAAGCTAAGTATCAAGGAACAGTTCTTACAGGAACAAGTACTGATACTCCAGGTATTAATAACACTCCAATTCAATTATGGTTGGGTGAAAAATGGTTTGGCCCTGGTGCTATTCTCGAACTTGATGATAAAGATTTTCAGGTACGTGTATCTGGTACTCCGTATCAAGATGGTAATGATTGGGTATATACAGTATATACAGCAGATGGTAATCCATCAACCTTTATACCTGATACATATTTGTTACCTGGATGTCAAGTAAGTAGAATGGGTTCTGCTTATGAAGAATACTCAGAAGAAGCTGATATTGTGAATTATCAGACTCCTTTCAAACTTAGGAATCATACTACTACTATGCGTTTAACATACGATATAACTGGTAGTGCATATTCAACTGTAATGGTTATTGCTATGCGTGATCCTAAAACTAAAAAGACTTCATATCTTTGGAGTGATTATCAGGAATGGCAAGCTTTACGTCAGTGGTATAATACTATTGATCGTCAGTTGGTTTATTCTAAATATAACGCTAATCCTGATGGCACAACTGATTTAATGGGTAGTAATGGTCGTCCTGTATATATTGGAGCTGGTTTGTTACAACAGATTGCTCCTGCTAACCAGAAGACTTATACTACTCTTACAGCAGATATACTAGAAGATTTTCTATTTGATTTATCCTACAATATCTTAGGAGCAAATGAACGTAAGTTCGTAGCTCTAACAGGTGAAATGGGGATGAAAGAATTAGATAGAGTATTAAAAGCTAAAGCTGCTGCTTATACTCTTGTAGACACACATTTTGTATCTGGAACAGGTCAGGATTTAACTCTTGGTGGACAGTTCATTACTTATAAAATGCTTAATGGTGTAGAACTTACACTTAAACATTTTCCATTATATGATAATATAGTGTATAACCGTTTGTTACATCCTGTAACAGGTAAGCCTATTGAATCATATCGTTTTACTTTCTTAGATTTTGGTAACCGTGATGGTGAATCTAATATTCAGAAAGTAGTTCGTAAAGGACGTGAAATGTGTCAGTGGTATACTGGTGGTTCAGTAGCTCCAGGACAAGGATATGCTAAATCTATTAGCACACTTCGTTCTAACGCTAAGGATGGATATTCAGTACATTTCTTATCAGAACAGGGTATCATGATTAAAGATCCTACTTCATGTGGTGAACTTGTTATGAATGCTTCATATGGTGTATAATAATTGAAGAATAGAGGGATTAAATTTCCCTCTTTTCTTTATTAAATAAATAAACTCTTAATAAATAAATTAATGGAAGTTATATTACGACCCCTTCAAAGAAATGTGTGGGCAGGAGTAAAAGGAGACAGATATAAAAACTGTCATAGTTGGATTGGTACATATTTTACAAGAACGGGACTTTTACATACAGGAATAACAATAGAAGAAGCAGATCGTCTTGCAGATGCAATGCATAAAGAACCTAAATCTTTATATCCATCTTCAGAATTTTGGAATAATTACTATATCAGAGTTGAAAGTAATGATGTTCATTTAGATACAAGTAGACCAGAAGATGAATTAAAATATTTATTTTTGAAGTCTCATAAATGGGTTCAAAATGGATTTACAGATATTAATCCTCAAGCTAGATATATACTAATTAACTTTGAAACAGAAGCTAAAGAATTTAATAAAGTTTCTAGAGATAAACGTAGAGCTATGAAAGAGTTTGATAAACTCTCAACGGCAGATATGAAGAAAGTATTACGTTTATATGGACAACGTTCTGATAACTTAAGTGCAGAGTTAGTTGAAAATAAACTCTTTGAATTAATAGAGAAAGATCCAGAAAAGTTCTTTACTAAATGGATTGATAATAAGCGTAGAGAAACTGAATATTTAATTCAAGAAGCTATATCTAAGAATGTAATTAGAAAGAATAAATCTGAGTATAAATATGGAAATGATACAGTTGGTCATAATTTAGACGATGCTGTAATATATTTAGATGCAGCAGAACATAGAGATTTAAAAGCAGTTATTACAAACGAAGTTAATAACAAAACATAAATATGTTAGTATATCCTGATATGCATAATGCATTCAGACTTAATCTTGATAAGTCTTCTTCCCTGGTAGGTAACCCCGATTTCCTGCCAGAGGAAATAGACTATTGGTTAAATAATGCACAAGATAGATTTATTAAACAAAGATTATTTGGCAATAATCCTAAGGGAGAAAGAATGGAGCAGAGTCCTAAAAGACTAACAGATCTCCAAACTTTAATAGTTAATACTAGAAATATACTTCCGATAG